AAAGTATTTGATTCACATCACCGACGCTGACATTGGTCGAGTTGACCTGCATAGTGTGCGTGGTATCAGAACCGTCGAACCCTGATGATATGTCATCGAGCTGTCTGAATGCTCCTGTTCTTATGTCTCTTCCTATATAACTCATTTTGCGTATTTATCCTTTACTGCTTTTATTGTAGCTTTCCAACCATCAATACCATTATGATATATATCATCTAATTGATCTGCAATGCTTGGATATTCTGCTCTACGTTTAGACTTGTAAGAGTCATTTTCTAAATCCCACGCATCTTGCATGGCTTTTAGTCCTGCAACACAGTCTGCCTCTGATGGTTTACTACCACCGTCATGCACTATCAAGTTAGCATAAATTTTATCTTTGCTGTCTGACCAACCAAACCATTGTCCAGCACGAACTTTAATTAAATAATCCTCTATATGGTCTGGCCTACCGTCTGGTAATCTCATTTTATGTATCTCCTAAATATGTAAATGTCATGCTTGTTCTAGTTTGTGTGCTATGTCCAACTGCTGTTGCATCTCTGTCTGTGTTACAATTAAATTTTACTTTTACGTTTGATGTATCGGTAACATCAATGTTTTGAGTTACAGTTAAATGAGCGTGGTCACTACTTGCTGGCATACTTTCATATCCTATTGCTGTGTTTGCATAAGTAGAATTATCTGTTGTGACTAAAATTAAAGCTCCACAATAATTAGTATCTCCTTGACCATCTGAATAATAGTAAACACTAAAAGTTACTCTATAAAAACCTGTTTTTGGAAATGTAAACACACCTGATGATTCTGTCATGCCTGCATTCAATTGACCATCAACAATGCTAGTGTCAGCTCTTTCTAAATTAGATGTAAGTATATTATCTCCATTACTTGTTTGTAAACTGGTGTGCAGTCTCCAAGTTTCAGCCATAATTTTTTCTTTATCCGCTATAAATAATCTCTCTACCTGTGTCTGGCTCATCTTATGCTCCTGGAAAATCTGACTTATCGGCTATTAATTTATTTTTCCATGAAGTTTTGACAGAGTCAGACCACACAGAGTTTGCAACTGCCTGAACATCCGCATCTTCTGCAGATAAATCAGTTTCAACTAAATTATCACTATCATCTAAAGTGCCTGGATGTAGAACATGTCTATGTGTGCTACGAGATATTTCTGCATCATCCTCTTTAATAACAGTATCAGTAGCAACTTGAACAGCTTTATGCTTTCCAACCACTTCTATTTTTACTATTTCTGTTTCTTTTGTTATTGCCATTGTTTTCTCCTTTTAAATATTATGCTGTTGTTTCATAAACAAGACCACATATAAGTGTTTCATTATTACCACCTGTATGGTTACTTCCTCTTGTAAAACTATAATAACCATCTCTATATAGTTTAAATGATGTAGCATCACTATTTGTAATTATGTGACCATTAGAGTCTTTCATAGTTGAATATCCAAAACCACCAAAACCTCTGTTATATATTGAAGAATCATTTGTCGTAGTAAAAGGAAGTCCATTGACAACTATTTGATTACCATTAGAAGTCCAGCCTGAAGCTCCAGTTGCTATATACATCTGAATAAATACTTGTCTTCCAACTTTAACATATCGTCCTGATTGAATACTAAAACTACCCATAGCATAGAAACCATCACTAAATGTCGGTGTCCATGTACCTTCTTCATAATCATCAAGTTGATTAGCTGAACCTGTGCCTCCTACATAGAGTGAAGCAGCAGTTAGGTTTGTTCCTGTATTACCTAACATATTAGCAGACCTATCGTAAAGTGTTCTTCCAGTCCCAGCATTATCTAAATGTGCAATATCATTTGATATAGCCACATCTTTAAATCTTAGACTTGTACTACCTAGGTCAACATCATTAGTTGTTGTTGGTGCTAAAACACCATCTGTTAATTTTATTTGGTCTGTGCCACCAACTTTAAAATCTATTTGGTCATCAGTGTCAGCACTGATTGTTGTATCGGCATCCGCATCGAGAATAAGCTGATCGGATGCACCGTTGAGATCAACTCTGTTTGCTTCACCAATAGGCAATACGCCACCTGTGTGTATAGCGTAGATTACATCACCTGATGCCACAGCTGTGCCAACAATTGTGAGTGTTGTGCCTGATACGGTGAAGTTTGTTGTAGGTTTTTGTATGACGTTGTTGATGACAACGATTAAACTGTTTTCAGAAAAAGGCTGCTTTGACAACGTAAATGTCGTAGCACTGCCGTCACCTGTAAAGCTGTCTGTTGTGTACCCCTGAAAAGTATCAGCTGGTAGTCCTTGTCCGATGTAGCTCATTTACGCTCCTGGGCCAGACTTATCGGCTATCAACTTATTTTTCCAAGCAGTTTTTACGGCATCAGACCAAACTGCAGTTGCAATAGCCTTTACATCTGCGTCTTCTGCTGAAATATCAGTGTCAACTAAATTGTTGCTTGCATCAAGGGTTCCAGGATGCAAAACGTGTCTTCTAAAAGACCTAGTTAGTTCTGTTCCATCCTCTTTAATAATGGTGGCTGTTCGCACTTGAACAGCTTTGTGCTGTCCAACTACTTCTATTTTATCTACTTCTGTTGTTTTTGTTATCGCCATATTGTTTCCTCCTAAACTCTGTAATGTATTTCCCACATCATGTTAAAATTTGAATTATTTATTTCATCAGCTTGTAGAGTTGACATGCCTCCATCTTGATCTGTTGTGGACAATGTTATTGTAGTAGCACCAATTGCTCCAAAACCTCCCAAAGTTATACCTTGGAAGACGTTACTGTTAGCTGCTTTCATGTTAGAAAAATAACCTACCTGCATAGATGTATAATTGTGATTAGAATCTCCTATGGCGTAGGGCAGTCCTTGTAAGTTCATGTTACCACTAGCACTTCCAATACTTGTTACAACAGCATAACCACGGGCGTGCACCATATTTCCTATTTTTGTGTATTGACCATCGTCATAACCAGTGTTCATGGTAACTGCATTGTTACTACCGTCTTTTATATAAAAAGTAAAAGTTCCCTCTTCATAGTCATCAAGTAACTCTGATGACATATCAGTTGCATCTGAAGTAGCTGCAAAATTTATACCGTGCCCACTAGCCAGTGTTATGTCACCATCAGCAACATTTAAACCTGAGTTTAAAACTATACCGTTAGTTGGAATTGTAGCTGCCATATTATTCTCCTAATTATTCACTTATTGTATCAACAACTGATAAAATACAATCAACTGCACTAGCTGTATTACAAAGAGCCTCTACTGAGTCTCCTGACTGCAATACTACTTTTGAGCCGCCATCAATTAATTCTAAAGATCCGCCAGCTGGTACAGGTGCATCTTTAATTAAGTAATAGCTTGTTGATGAGTTTTTTACAGTGGCATCTACTGTTACAGTTGATCCTGTTTTATTAGCAAAACGCATGCCAATAATAGCATCATCACTGTTTGCAGCAGCTCTGACTTCTGTAGCAGACGTGCCTACGTTTTGTTTTAAAACTCTTTCAAAATCTTGAGCCATATTTTCCTCCTATAATGCTATAGCCATGGCAACTGCAAAGCCTTTACTAGCTCCTGTGCCTTGTGCGTACGTTTTAATTCTAGATGCAGCAACCTTACGATTTGTTCCGCCTGCACCATCATCAATAATAAATAAGTCGTCATCTTGTATTGCAGCACCTATATCTGTGCCACCATCAATGTCCAGGTTTGCAATAGAAAATGCACCAGCCTCTGCACCAACATAAGTTTTTATTCTTGACGCAGCTGCTTTTCTTTCTGTGCCATTTGCACCGTCATCTACGATAAATAAATCTGCGTCTGCTAACGCACCGCCAATATCAGTTGCACCATCTATTTCTAATGCACCTATATCGACTTTACCTGCTGTAGATATTGTAGAAAGTTTACTGTCTGCAATTGATCCAGCAAGCATGCCATTTGATACAGAACCACTATCACCTGTGCCAACTAAAGTACCAGATGCTGTAGGTAAAACTAATACTGCAGAACTTCCTGCTGAATGAGGAGCTGCCTGTAAGGTTTGTGCGTGTGCGTTTGATGACTCACAATAAAATTTGACTTTAGCAACATTGCCTGTGCCTGTTCTGATATCTATTAATCCATCAGATACTGATACACCTCCAGAGCTGCCGTTACCGTCAAGTAATACTACGCCACTACCTTTAGGTAGTAAGCTCATACTGATGTTTGTGTCATCACCTGTAGCTGATATGCTTGGAGCATTACCTGTTGCAGCATTGGTTATATCAAACTGGTTTACAGCTGAAGCAGTTGTTTGGAATATTATTTGTTCGTTGCTATTTTCGTCTGCAATAAAATGTGCATCATCTATAAGTATGTTATGTGAGTTTGTATCTAAGTTACCGCCTAGTTGTGGGCTTGTGTCAGCAACAACGTCTGTCAAACCACCTGCACTTGATATTAGGTTTGCAACAGAAATCTTTTTGTTCGCAGAGGCATCTGCATCGTGTAACAACAATACGTCATTTGTTGTATCAACACCGCTGGTAATTGCTGTATGTCCACTGATTGCTGTGGCCGCAAGCTCCGCAGCTGCTACAGCGTCATCAGCTAATTTTGCATTTGTAATAGCATCATCTGCAATTTTTGCTGTGGTTACGTTACTGTCTGCAATGTGAGCCGTGTCAATTGACCCGTCTGTATAATGTTCACTGTCAATAGCATCATCTGCAATCTTTGCACCTGTTACTGCATCTGCTGCTATAGCTGCTGTTGCTACTGCATCGTCAGCCATCTTAGCTGCTGTGACGGCATCGTCTGCAATCATAGCTGTTTCTACAGCACTGTTTGCAATAGTTAATGCACCGTTAGCTGCAAGTGTAGCATCACCGCTTATAGCTTTGTTGTCAAAACTATCAGATCCGTCATAAATAAGGACATGCCCTGATCCTAGGCTTGATATGTTTGTATCGTTAAGTTCTTGTAAAGTATCAAAAGACGCAACCTCAACAAGTAAAGCCCAGTTTGACGTATCGTTTTGTGTTAAATATGATCCTGTAGATGTATGAGCTGTAGTACAAATATATACGTTTTTGTATGTGCTTGAGTCAGATGTAGAGTTTTGTCTAACAATATCACGCAAACTAAATGCTGTGCCTGTGGCCCAGTTACCTAAGAAGTTACCTATTTCGTTTGTAACTGATAACTCACCAGAGCTGTCAAAAGATAAAACCTTAGATGCACGGCTTGTAGCATTTTCAGTAAATTCTGTCGATGTCATCGTATTTGTACGAGACAACTTTATTGTTCTATCAACTTCTTCCTGTATCTCCTGGATCTGCATTTGCATTTTATCCAGTGCATCTTCGTGTGTTTCAGCAGGAAACGGATCGTTTGCAACATAGTCTGTTTCTTGTGTTAGATCCGTGTCTCTTATAAGAACGACAGTCTCACCTGATGCTGGCGTGTTACCAGATGTAAATGTTACAGTGCCGCCCGCAGCTCCTGAGTCAGCAACAGTGTAATGTGTTGTAATAGTTTTTGTGGTTTCAGTGCCTAATGAACTTCTTATAATAACTTTTAGTTCAGACGTGCTGTTTATACCAAAAGTGTAGTTAAATGCCGTGGTTGAGCCATTACCAGAATAGCTGTTTTTCACAGTAAGTGTGCTAAGTGTCATAGTTTTCCTAGGTAAAAAAAAAGCCGTCTTTCAACGGCTTGGTTAAAATACAGACATATTTGTAGATTATATTATTTTTTTTAGGTTATTCGGTCAAATATGTCAAAAATTATTTATCAAACAATTCTACTGCAGCTTTAGCAATGTCAATCATTTGCCTATAAATATCGTCTATAAGTTGCCTTTTTTGTGCAGGGCTAATTTGTTTGTTATTATATATTAAATTTATTGTTTTTCTTTGTGCTGACAAAGCATCCGCATAGCCTTGCAAGCCAGCTGAGTCAAACCCAAGCCTAGTATTTATATCGTTAATTACATCTATTTTTTGTCTTGGGTCAGATACCTTGTTTACAGTGTCAAATGCCTGGCGTACTGGCTCATATAGTTTGTAAAATTTTTCAATAAACTCTGATCCTGCTGACGGGTTACGAACTATAAATGCTTTGATAAAAGGCATATCTGCAAGAGTTCGTTCTGGCTTAACTGGATCTTCTACAAGCCCTGATTTAATTAAAGCAGCATCAGCTAAATTTACCGCATAATTACCTAATGTGCCTGTCCACCCTCTTATAATAGCGTCTATTCTTGCGGGTGAAGCAATAGGTAATGTAGGATCAATTTCAGATATTAATGCCCCTAACGCTTTTGCAACTTCACTTGTGTATGGCGTATATTGATATTCTGGTAAAATACCTTCTGTGCCTCTTGGTATTATTGGTTGCCCTGTAAACAGACTTCTGTTTGCCCAGTTTTCAAAAGCAGGCATAAGAAATTGTGGTATAGGCAAAAGTCCTTTGGCGTTATCTTCTAACAAATCTCCTACAAAAGCAGCTATGTCTTTTTTGTTACCCTCTCCTGAAATAAAATCTAACATTTTTTCTGTGCCTGTTCCAAAAACAACTCCTAACTCAAAAGGCTTTGGTATTCTGTAAACTACTGCATCGTCACCTTCACCAGCAATAATTATCCAAAATAAATCTTTTTGCCAACTTGGTAGAGCTTTATATCTAGGATCATCGTGGTTTACATACCATAGTAATGCAGACGGTGCTGCAATATATGAAAAAATACGAGCAGAGGTTGTCATTGGTTGATCTCTAAATGACTCATAAAGTTTTGCATAACCTTGTAATCTTGCATTGAAAAAGGCTACAATACTATTAACAGCTGACATCTTTGCACCAATTTTTGCAAAATCAATTGTTATATCCCTGCCCTCAAAGCCAGCTCTTTCCAATGCAGCTTTTTCTGACAAGCCTTGTGATTTTGCTTTTTTGTAAGCTGAATTAAACTCAGATACTCTTGTTGTTGCTTCAGCTAATTCAGATGCTATCCTTAACATCTCTAATGGATTTTTAACCAGGTTTCTTACAGGAGTGCTGTACAATTCATTTTGTATTTTTTTATCAAAATATTTTCTGTCAAAACTTACCATCATAGATTGCAAAGCTCCTGATTTTTCAAATTTTCTTACCACAGAGTCTGCATTTAATTTGTTACGCCCTAAAGCTAAATAAGTTATACCTCGTAGTGTTGTAATTATTGGCAAGCCTCCAATGCCTCGACCTGATTTAGTAAAGACAGCACCAGTGGTTGTATCTCTTAGTAAGTTTCTCATTACAAAATCTGGTGCAAGAGTTGACCCAGATCTTAACCACCTCGATGGTATTGCTAAAAAATTTACTAACGCAGACATTGATGTTGCATTTGAATTTTTTATTACCTCTGCAAATTCAGGCCCTACTTCCCATATTTCCTTTTTACCTTTACGAAATATAACTATTTGTGTGTCTCCTACAGTCTGCCCGTCTCTTCTAAAAATTGTTAGGTTTTCAGCTGTTGCTAGGTCTGCTTTTGCAGCTTCACTCAATACGTTATCTAATTCACCTTTTTTTATTTGTATTGCTTTTGACTTGCCCTTAACTATTGATACTTCAGGAAACTCCCCTTTATACTTTTGTGTAAAATCAATAAATTTTTTATTAGCAATGTTTCGTTCAGCAAGAGTTATAAAATGATATGTATTTTTAAAAATACTTTCTAGTGGATCTATAATGACTCTTTCACTTCCTTTAATTTGTTTTATTGGATTGCTTACAGATTTACTAATGCTGCCTCCTGCTGCACCTTCTTCCATCACTCGACCAAACGGTACATAATCTTTGTTAGCCTCTAGCATTACCTTAAATGATTTTTCATTTATAATGCCAGCATCTTTTAGGTATGTAAGAAGTTCTAACTGATATTGACGCAGCTCTGTAAAAACACCATCAAATTTTTCTTTGCCATTTTTTACAACTGTTCTAGCTTTTGCAATATCAACGCCCGTTTCAATACCTCTTTCACTTAGTTCTAATACTCTTTTTGCAACAGCATATTCTGCAAAAGATTTGTATTCAGTTACATTTTTTAATGGTGATAGTATGTCAAACAAACCTTTGCCTGTTATAGACAAGTCAGAGAATTTTAATGTACCTGTATTTATAAAATGTTCTGCACGCCCTACCATGCCAGGCTGTATTCTTAATTGTTCGTAAACATTAAGTTCTCCACCTTTTATTTGACCTTGCTCTGTTCTTCTAACAGCTAACAGAATAGGATGTAATTTATCAATGTAATCTTTAATAAGGTTATTTTTAAATTGTTTAAAATTAAATCCTGTTTCTGGCGGTGGCTCAAAACTTATACGATCTTGTATTGTTACTTTGTCAGCTCCTGGATCACCAGGTCTAGACCCATCTCGTCTTGTTCCAGCAACGTCTCCGATAGGCTCAGTGGATTTTTGTTCTGTAATTTTTGGTTGTCCTGAGCTGTTGTCGATTCTTTTTGCTTCAACAACTTCTCTTGTGTTTTTTGCGTATTCATAATTTATCTCCGAATTTTTACTTGCATTTCTTATATAGTCAAGTGGAACATATCTACCGCTTTCAATAGATCTCTTTACTGCCCTATAAATAGCTTCTGACCTTGGTATTTTTAAATATGCTACACTAACCTCATATCCTTTTTTTTGTAAGGCACTTATTACAGTTTGTATTTTGCCAGTGCCGCCAGAGCCAACCATAGGATATATTATGTTTTTGCCCTGGTTTACTAAATTACCTAATATTTGTGCAGCAATTGCTTTGCTTTCTAAATGTAATGCGTTTGCACCTTTGCCTTTTTGATATGTTTCTGCAAACTGTGGATGCTCTTTTACAATATCAGGATCAATAGTTTGATATTTTTCTTTGCCTTGGTTAATTCTGTTTGCGTAACTTGTTTTACCAGTTGCAGCACCGCCTAACAATAATATTGCTTTTTTATTTGCAGGTGCAGCTTCTGTGTTAGATAATTCTTCAACAACAGTTTTCCAATTGTTTTCTTTTTGCCAGGCTTCTGCAAATCCTGTTTCTTTGCTGTACTGACCTTTTTCCTCTGCAACAATTTCTGTTCTTTTAATATTATTTGCTTCTTGCTCTAGTCTTTTTATTTCAGGATGATTTTTAAAAATAGCATCTTCATCTAATATACTTCTAACTTTTCTTTTGTTATAAAGTTTTTCATTTAACAACTCAACTAATGGTATTGTATTAATTGTTTCTGGTGAAAGTGTTGCGTCTCTTGCTCCAGGTATTTCTTGTTTCAGTTGTGCATCTTCTAAAAATTTTAGTTCTTTACTTTCTAAATATTCTAGTGGCCCTTCATTTATTTTTTGCCGCAGCTCAGTAAGACGTTCTTGTGTAACTTTAAAATTGTTAGTTCTATCAGTGTTATTTTTGCTAACTATATCTTCTTTTATTGTTTTGTTTTTTTCTATTTCTATTATTGTTTCGTGCGGTGGTTTTTCAGATTCTTTTATTTTTTGTTTATATCTATCGGCTGCATAAGATGCTCCTTTTGCACCACTCATCAAAAGACCAACTACAAAAAAAGAATCTATGACTTCTTGTTTGGTTGGCATTTGACCTTCAAGTAATCCACCGATTATATTAAAACCGCCAACAGTTGCTAAATATTCAGGTATTGCTGACAGCTCTCTTGGTAAGTTGTATTTACTTAACCTAGGGTGAGCCAGTGCTTTTGCCGATAAATTTTTTGCAACCTTACCAGCTCCAATAGAACCTGCTAAGGTTAAACCTTCTTTGTTGCCTGCTTGTATTGCTTCGTGTGTGAAAATATTCCACCACTCTGACCATGTATCTACATCTCCTTGTTCTAGTGCAGTCATAAAACTTTCTCTAATAGCACCATTTACAAAACCTGCAGCATACAACGGAGCTAAACCTTTTGTTTTGCCTCTTTCAGCTCTTGTAGCAAAATACGCTGTTGTTGCGTAAATTGGCAAATCCGCAACAATGTTTGCAACTTGTTCTGTTACTCTTTCAAATCTACTTGGTTGTGTAGTATCAGCTGTGTAGCCTTCTGGTAAAGAACCGTCTGTAAAATATTGGTACATCAAATTAAAATTTGACATGCCGAGACCTCTTTTAAAATATCTGCCAAACTCAAATTTATTATCTATAGGTGACTGTCTAGCTTCGTCTTCTACAATTAGTTGTGAAACAGGATCTAGTTGTGGGCCAGCAGGTGTGTAAGAAACTTCTGGCATAAAGTTTTGTTGTGAATTAACTTTGCTTAATAATTTTTTTTCTGCTTTTTCACTATATGATAAGGGTCTCGTTTGTTCTAAATCAGACCAATAAGATGATTGTGTTGTGTTGTTTAATTTAGAACCGCCAAGCTCGGTTTGTATTTCTGCATCGGTTGCACCAACAGCCTTCATTTCTCGTATTTTGTTATCACGGTATAGGCGTATTTCTTCTTCTGATGCACCAACAGCTCGCATTTCTTGTAATTCATTAATTATCATTCAGGCTCTCTTGCTTTCCATTCTTTGTATTCATCTGTAAGAGTAAATTCTGCAAAAGGCATGTCTGTTGGTTTTTGTGGTGCTGTAGCTTCCCAATCTAATTTTGATTGAGGCACTTCTGTTTCAGGTATAAGTGATTGCATCATCTCTTTCATCATTGTGTCGTTAGTTGGAACATACGCATTTATGTCTCTTAAAATAAAATCAGGACTTGTAGAGAACAAAAGATCTGATGGTGCTTTTCCTTGGGCAAGGCCAGCATCATAGGCAGCACGCATTGCTAAAGTAAAGTCAAAATAACGTGCATCTGCAAAAGTGTTAAATTGCAGCATTGCAGGACTGCCCATAACTTGTGGCTCATAAGCCTGTAAGAATTTTTGAAATTCTGCTTCTTGCCTTACAAAATCGTCATTGGTTCTGTTTTTTATTAAATTGTTAAAAGTGTTAAATTGATTGTATCCAATGCCATCCATACCTCCAGTTCGTTCTATTATACTTTTTGCAACTGTTTCTCCTGGCAAAGTAAATTGTTGTGTTAAAGATGTTATTTCTTTGTTTACAATTTTTGGAAAAATTTGATTGTACTGTTGCATACCTTGATCTGTTGGCAACTCTCCTGCTTCTCGTTTTACAACTAATTCAGATAGTTGTTGTTGCATACGAAAACCTTCTTCACCTTGCCAATCTTGACTATTAATTTCACTAATACTTAATGTTGTTGTTAAAGTTTCTAATGATTTGTCAAATATTTCTTTGTTAGCTTCTTGCTCTCGGAATAAATCATTATTTCTTTTTGCTGAAATTTCAGATTTTTGCTGGTTGTGTCTTGAGTTTATTGCGTCTTGAAATATGTTTTTACCTTCTTGATCAAGAGTATTATACAAATTTACAAAACTTTCTTGGCCGCCAAAAGTACCTGCGGTTGCTTCTGCAAACAGATTTGCTGACTCCTCAAAACTACGATTACCGTCAATTGGTAAGTATGTAAGTAAACTATTTATTGTTTGGCTTGTTAAATTATTTTTTGCTTTTTCTCGTAACGCTGGCAATTTTGATGCATCTAATTTATCAAAAAATCCTTGTGCGTCTAATCTTATAAATTCTGCAGGATTATTTTCTATAAGGTCTGCAGCATAGACCGTTTCAAGTGCTGCCTCTGTGTTGTCATCAAATTGTTTTGCAGTAACACCGTCTGGTAACATGCCTCTGTCTTTTAATCTTTCACCGTAAGACATTACAACAATATTCCCGTCTGCATCTTTTTTTCCAAACAACTCGTCAAACGCTTGTGCTGCACCCAATGTATTTTTTGCGTTCGTGGCTGAAATGTAATTAGATATAGAATTGTTTACTTGCTCTTTTATTGTTATGTTATATGACTCTCTTGCGTTGCCATAAATTGTTCTTTCAGCTTGTAAATAATTACTCAGCAAACTTTCACTGCCTTTTAGTAAAAATCTTTCTTTAACAATTTTATCTTCTAATCCATCAGCAATTTGATTCATCCACGCCTTAGATGCTGTGTCAAAATCAACAAGTGCGTTTTCAAAATCACTGCTTGATGATGCTGTTGTAAATAATTCATTTACACCTGGCTGATTGTTTTCAGGATCACCTTTTTGTAATTTTTCAAAAGCATCAAAAAATTCTTGATCCTGTCTGATTTTTGTGTGTTTCTCAGTTAAAGTTGCAGCAACATTACCAGCTGTCTCAGCAAGTCTTGCAGCTTCTTGATATACAGATGATGCACCTGATTGCAGCTGTGGTCTTACTCTGCTTTGTGGTGATCTAGCATCTGTGCTTGTTTCGTATGTAGGAATTTTTACCATAATTTATATCCACCAATATTTATTACCGCTTGATTTTTGACTAGCTGCCTGCCCGCCTCCACCTAACAATGTTTGCCCAGCTTGTAGGTAAGATGCTTTCTTTTGGTTTTTGCCTCTTGCGTATGCGGCCTCACCTTCCATTTGAGCTATGACACTGAGTTCTACTTTATCGGCAGACTCTACTTGTGCATTGTATCTGATTGTTTCTTTTTCTAGTTCAGCAAGTGCATAGTTGTTTTCTAAAACTTCAAGTGCTGTGCCTTCTAATTTTACACCAGATTTTAAAAATGCCATTTCTGTTTGTGCCTGCAAGTTTGCAAATTTTCTTTCAAATATTTTTACGTCTCTGTTGCCTAGTTTAATTGCAGTTTGTGCGTCCATGCGTAATTTTTCTGCATTACGTTCTTCTATCTGTCTATTAAACTGTCCTTCTTGCTCGGCAGCTCTGCCTCCCAGTACTGATGCTCCCGCACCTAATATTGCTGTTGCCATTAAAAAATCCTCGAATATAAATAATAATCGTTATCGTCTAAATATTTTCTCATCAAACCCTCTTTTTCAAGTCCTAACCATTTAGCAAATTTATGTCCTATTTCGTAATCTGCTTTTACAGTTGTTTGTAATCTATGCACCTCATGTTCAACCATAACCTTTGCAAAAATTTTTTTTATAATTCTTGCTGTTGCCACAGGATGTTTTTGTATATCAGCTGTAGCCATAACCCAACCCTCATACACATGATCCCATAATTCAACCATGCCTCCTGCCGCAATAATTTTATCGTCTATTATACCTGTCCAACTTGTTTTAGGTTTTACAAGCTGTTCAAGATTTTTAAGGTATCTTTCTTTTACATTTACAATATCTGCGTTCATTTCGTTGTACGCAATATATTTAGCATGTTCAAATTCGAACGGTACAATTTTAATCATATACAGTGACTTCAGGATAAATTGCTAAAACTGTCAATGGCAGTGGCTGTGTTTGTCTAACAAACACATGTCCATCTGTATTGTAATCATCTCTCAGTTCTATTTTTTTATCACCACTAAATAAGTTTATAGGATTGTTCATAAGAGCTGCACTAGATCTAAATGGTATATTTTCCATGTTTTCTAAATCACCTCCTATTTCAACACCTAATGTTCTGTGAAGTCTTACTGTAATTTCGTTTATTCTTTTTATTTTTGACTGTGCTACACCTGCAGCTGATCCAGCCTCTAATCTTAGCGTTTGTAAAATTGAATCATAATTCAATCCAACGTGTACTTTTTGTGCAGATCTATCAAGTGTTATAGATCCGCCTGATACAGTTTTGTTTGGATGTGATGCACCGTCAGCAAGTATAGATACAGTCTCACCCTCTAAATGATCTAGTCCTGATATTGTTGTGGTTGGCACGCTGTTATATGTTAAACCGCTATCAATAAAAAACGCATCATCTTGTGAAACACCAAAATCAAAATCATGCAGATATTCTACATACCTTCTCGTTGCCCCGTTAATGTATCTGTTTGTGATCATGTATAGCTCGTACTCATCACTATCTGACGGTATTACTGCAATAGATTCTACTTTTGCATCTTTCAGTATTTTGTCAGTTATTGTACCTGTTACACTGACATCATATTGTAAGTTGACAAAAGTTTTTACATCACTGTCTGTTGCAATCTTAAATTGATTGCTGTCTATTTTAAGAACGTAATATTTAGCATTGTTTGTCAATCCTGATAGACCACCGCCACCGCTTCTATAATAAAAAAAATCTCCAGTTGATAATCCATGATTGGCAGAATAAACAACGTCAGTTGCAATATTCACACCATCAAAAACATATTGTGTAGTATCTGTACCTGGTGCTGACGTTATATCTACAGCTGTACCCGCAGTAGCGTTTGCAGAAGTTGTTGCCAGTTTGATTGTATTGCTGTCAACAGAAATAACAAAATATAAAAGATCAGTCGTAAGACCGCCTATAGCATTTGATGACGTAAAATAATAAACAGGATCTCCAGTGCTTTTGCCGTGTGAGTTTATTGTAATAGTGTCGTTTGCTACACTTACGTTTGATGCATTAGCTGTAAAACTTAAAAATTTTCTACTTATGGTTTTTCCTGTATCACTGTATCCGCCTAAAATATGTCTGTGCCATCCTATAACTTTTTCGTTTCTTTGATACGTTAAGCCAAGTAAAGTACCATCATTCCTTGTTGCCCATAAAATACTGTCTGGTTCTTGTTGATATGCAAAAGATGTCAAGCCGCCTTCAGTAATATGTTCAGCCAGGATAGTCATGTCAGGTGCTATGTATCCATCAACCTCATAATTATAAACTAATTCTCTAACTTTTCTTTTTGCACGTTGTAAAAACATTGTGACGTTTGCAATCTGTATAGCGTCCACGTTTGCAGATCCATAGTTTGTTTGCCTTGTAATTTGAATATTTGTTGGCGTGATAGGTTCACTGTTAGATCCTGATGTTGCAACAAACTCACCTCCGACTGTGCCTATTAGCAATTCTGTTGTAGATGATAAATAACGTATTGCATTTACCTGGTTAGATGCAATTGTGTATATCATTGCGTCTGTCGCATTTGTACCAGTTGCAAAGTTTTCATAACTACCAGCAACACTAAAAAACAAAGATTGCGGGTTGTTGTTTGTGCCTGCAAAAACTAGACGCTGTTCAAAGAAAGCAACTGAGCTAGGTCTGTCATCTGCTCCGCTTAGACCAGGGCTAGGGCTGCCGCTTATAGATACTGTTGATAATGACCAAGAAGTGTGGCCTGTGCGTGTAAGTTTACGAATGTCATAACTTGGATGCACAATATACATAACGTCAGCAGATTGTGCATATTTGATTTGAAACAAATCATCTTTGTCGTAAGGGGATGCAATTTGATATATTTTAAATGCAGTGCCAGCAGAGGCATAGGTTGTCAGTGATGATGTATCAAAATTATTACCATCCATGTCTTGCAGCTGAAATGTATTTGTTGCAACTCCTGCAACTTTAAATTGTCTGCCATTAAGTTCTGTCATGCCAACTATGCCAGACAAAATTACATAATCACCATTAGAATAACCGTGTGAGGTTGCAGTAACTACTCCTGGGTTAGCTTTTGTAATTCCTGATATTGTCTTACCAGTTTCTGTAATAATACCATTATCTTTATGAAATCTTATATACTCGTCACCAAACTCCATCATATAAGTTTGTGTTGTTGAAAATTCAAAAGGTATCAATCTTGTCGTGTCACCGCTTGTTTTTACCTCAGATATAAATTTTGATCCTGGTCTGCGTGATGCTCCACCGTGCGGATGTATCGTCATATTTTCAAGAGTTTTACAACCATTAAAATATTTTGCCAAATCAGTTCTACCATCTAATCTTGGAGACAACTCACCTGCTGTAAAATTAGTAAAACCAAAAGTAGTTTTAGCCATTAGTACCTCGAATTGATAAACGTGCTTGCATCAACATCGTACGGTGTGCCTTCTGTTGCATCTACAAATCGTGCCTCTCTAAGTTTACTCTGATAAACTTCTTGCAGCTGTGATGCTAGGGTGTTGGATTGTGTGATGGCATATGCAAGTTCAGCAGCTAATCTTGCCGCTAATGTTTCTACAAGTAACGTATCGTATTGCTGTGGGTCTGTAATTTTTGCTAAATACGTTAAAAATATTTCAGGTTCATCTGTAATTATTTTTCTACCCTCGACTTTAAAAGTTTGGCCATTGTCAAGCATAGATGATGAGCCGTTATGAAAACCACCAATTTGCATTATTCTTATGCAGTCTGCTGGTAATGTATATTGTTTTGTGTATTCATAAGCTGGAGCTGTGCTATCTGCAGCTAGTTCAACTCTTTTTACAAGACAGTTCCAGTAATGAGTTCTAAATATTGCATCTCGTACAGGTTCGTAACGCTGGTTACAAAGCCTTGCATTACGAGAATCTTCAGTTAACGCTGTAATATTTGCAGCACCTAAACTGTTAAGTGCTGAGTTACATATTTCTACTACTGATGTCATATTATCCTACAAGTGTTTTTTTATTAGATTTTTTATTGTTTGCAGCAAATTTTGCAGCTGCCTCTTTACTACCAAAGCCCCATTTTTGTAAGGCAAGTTTTAATCTTGTTGGCTTGCCGTCCTTTTCAAGTGGCCCTTTCATACCAGAAAATCTAGCAGCAAAACTCACTCGTCTTGGATTTGTGCCTTTGCTTACAGGTGCTTTTACACCGTAAAATTTTCTGCCTTTTGCGTTCAGACCCCCAGATGGATTCTGGTGTTCTCTGCGTGCCATTAGCCTACCAACGTATTTTTCTTTTTCTTATTTTTTATCGCAGCTGCTATGACATCACCTCTAGTAACTACGTTTGGATTTCCATACATAGCTGCAAGGTTTTTGTTTTTATTATTGTTATTTTTCATTTTTTTATCAGTGTGTCCTGGCATAGTTTTCTCCTAACCTACTAATGTTTTTTTCTTTTTTTTCGGAAAGCCTGCTTGCATATTTGCATAGGCTTTATCTGTAATTGTAGAATCTTTTTTTGATCTTGATATTCCAAGACGTTTTCTACGATTAATGTTTGCATATAATCCTGGTCTAGACATTTTTTCTCCTATAAGTAGGCGGGCCGAAGCCCGCCTGTAGTTAATTAATCAACAACGTAAAACATTGTTAATTCAATTGAGCCAGTACCTGCTGCACCGCCCATAGTTACAGTTACATTGTAACCGTCACCATCAGCGTCAACTTCGATGCCTGATCCAAGAGCAAGAGTGTTTGCTACGTCAACTTTTTGAGCTGAAGTAGAAGCTGCTGCTGCATAGAACTCATCTACGTCTTTTGCGACAGATGTACCATCTGCATTTTTGTATGCTCCGTGTCCAACACTTAGTGTTGTAGAGCTGCCCATAGCGTCATGTGCTAGGTAGCCGTGCAATATTCTTGCACCGTCTGGTAAGATAAACATTTCGATGTCATCACCAGATGCTAGAGAAGATGCTTCGTATTGTGCGTAAGCAACTCTCATTCTACCGCCAAGCTCATTAGCTTTGACTTTTTCAGAAGGTACGTTCTGGTTGTATTTAGTTTTTTGAACTGAATATACTGTAGCCATATTGTCCTCCTATTATGCTTCGTGACACGGTATTTGGAAAACTTTTACTTCTTCCATTCTAGTCGCACCAACTGACATACAGTAGTAAACTTGAGTAGAGTAGTTTTTGTCGTTTCTCTCATCAATTTTAGCTGTAATGTCCTTGCCAATAGCAAGTTTTACTGCGTCTTGAGTGAAGGCAAAGCAAAGCCTGTCATCCGTGTTTGTTGAGTCAAGGTTTAGTCTGTTTGAAGTGATAAACTTGAAGCCTAAGAAGCTGTCAATATCACCCTGAGCTAGAGCCTTAACTGTGTTAAAATCACTAGATTTAATCTCAGTAGTTGCTAACAAATCAGAAATCTGATTTGGCCCACATACGATGTATCTAGGGATTGATGGATCAACGCTTTGTAAATCAAAACGCTTTTTAGCTGCTAATAATTTAGCAATTGTCAACCCATCTGATTGATCTGATGTTGCGAATTTACTTGCACTTGGTAGAGCAGTTGATGTTCCACCAGATACGCCAGTAAACGCTGTGCCGCCCAAAGCTGTAATGATAACGTCATCAATAGCTCTGTTCATCGCAGCTGCTGCTGCTTTTGCGTAAGAGCTTGTTGGATCGATTAACATTCTAACTTTGTCAACATCATCGATAAGATCCGCCCAAACGTAGTCTTCTAGACTTACACGTCTTCTTGCGTGTGGTGTGTCAAGTTGCGGAGTATCAGAGTGTCTTGACGTTTTCTTTACAGCAGCTACTGAGCCGACTTGTTCGAAAAACGCATTTTTTCCTGTGATACTCTCAACATCCACAGCAGAACGCAGTTGCGAACCCATCTGTTGTGACAGCATTTGTACGTTAGCAGAATACTGCTCGACAAATGCAGTTGTAATTTGTGAACTCATGGAGTCCTCCTTCTTTACAATGTTAAGTTAAAAAAAATCAGAAAATTGTCCTTACGGGTTCTCTTACATTTTACGATTGCTAATCGGCTGATCTATACTCAGCTGTCAAACAGAGTCCTAAGTTTTGGATTGTTCTGTTAAATCTGGGTGTGCCATTTGCCGCAAAGCAAATACATCATCAACAGCTTGTTGATGGTGCGGGTGTAACTTATCCCAATATGCAGTACCAGGTGCTGTTAGCTTGGCTATTTCTGCATTTGCTTCTTGCGGTGTCATAGCACCAGAAGATGTTTGATCTGCTGTGATTGTATCCTCAGCAAAATTAGCAGCTAAGTTTGTCAAAGCTCTAATAAACTGTGGATTGTTGCCAAGCAATGATCCATCTTCCAATGTGACTTGTGCCATTTCACTTCCAAAAAATTTATTAAACACACCGTTTGCTTCTGATAATTTTTTATCATAAGCCAATCCCCAGTCTTGTCTAAGGTCTTGCTCTGCTGTTGTTCGATGCATTTCTGATGCGGCTTCGTTTGTTTCCAATGCTGCAGTTTCTATTCCTGAATACCAGTTCAATAATTGTTGTGCCTGGTCAGAGTTTAGTCCTGCTTTAAAAGCCGCCTCTTGGAATCCTGGAAGATTTGTTGGTTCGTACCCTTCCGCTGGCGGTGTGTACTGTACTTCATAACCTTCAGGTGTGTCTGGCCTACCAAGTCTAGAATAGAATTGATTCCAGTCATCGTCAGTTGCGTGTTTGTTAGGTAGTGGTATTTTATCTGCCCCTACCATTCTTTGTGCGTGGACATAGCCTTTTGCTAGTTGATCCACGTCTTGTATGTTTTGCAATGACGGTTCGTTTCTTATGTCTTCTGCTAGACTATCAATAAATCTAGCAGGAGCTTCAGTTGTCGTTGCAGATTGCGTGGGAGTTTGTTGCTCCTCCGCTACAGTTGTCTGTACTTCTTCTGACATTTAGTTCTCCTTTTGTTTAAGGACATTATCAATCCATAAGACGGCAGCTCTCTGTCCTTCATAAAAAGCTGACTCATGGCTGTCACCTTTTACGTTAGTCGTTGCGTAAAAATGACATCTTTTTTTTAAATCCTCCAGGACACGTTCGCCCTGTTCAGATCCAAAAACTATTTTATAATCACTTATAAGTTGTTTTAGTATTTTGGCTTTTTCTTTTTCATCCATCTATTCTCCTTGTGTTAAGACCTTAGCCATTGGGGCTAACTGTCCAGTTGCTTGAGCTTCTTGCATTATTGCTTGCTGTTGTGCAGCTTCAGCTTCTGCTTTTGCTCTTTGTAATCTAATCTCTGCAATTTCTTGATCAGATCTTAGAACTTTACGAGGAACACCTAAAACATCGGTGACGTGTTTTACCAACATATCAGGATCAATGTGATCCATAACTGGCATCCTGTCACCAAGTGGAGCAATCATTTCCATTGCTCGCAATATTGCCTGTACATCACCTTGTCTTTGTGAACGTGCAAGTGGTGATACATACTCAATATCAATTGTCTCACCTTGCAGTTGTTCTGGCGGCTCAGGCAGTTTTTTATTTCTTAATAGAATATTAAACACACGGTCAATCAATGGACGCAGCATTTCTGCTTGCAATCTGCCAAGGACAGGTGCAAGCAATCTCATCTTTTCTTCGTTACGTTGCATGACCTCTGTTGCTGTCATACGTTGGTTTTGCTCTGATATTAATTGATCAATAAAATAAACTTGTTGTATGGATCTGCGTCTTTGTTCTTCAAGATTTAATCCTACAGGAGTGTTAGCTCCTATGTTTAATGGTTCAATACGATCTCTTGATCCTGACCTGTAAAAATTTAATCCTCCTGGCTGCGTTCTTACTGGTAAAATAAAACTGTCGTCTGGCACTAACAATGGTGGGTCAACCATTTTTTGTGCAGCTTTGATAGTTGTTTCTGCCATCTTGTTTAACATTTTTATATCAGGCAGAGCTGTCATAGACGGAGAACGTCCATAAACTTCACTAGGTGATTTTAGATATCTAGGCACAATGTATGGAAACTCATTGTAACCACCGACAGATATTATTTGGTTTTCGTCCTTGTGATAATAGATTGACGTAAACGCCATAGACTTATTATCCATTTTATATGGATTGAGTTTGTCGTTTGGTCTTACACAATGATGCAGCGTTACTTCTTCGTATGGATGATCTTTTACTTTCTTTAGAATAACTTTTGGTAAGGCATCACCAAATTTTCTAAAG